TACTTCTTGTTCTAGTATGTCTATAATGTCTTGTCCTCCACATAACACTTTAAAACAATTAAAATCACTACTGAAATCTGGATACATATAACTACCATCTTGTCCTTTTTGATATTCTCCTACAACAACTAATGCTATGTTATCATATTCTACTGTTATTTCTTTATTCATTTTGTTTTGTTTTAAGCAAATATAAACAATTTTGTTAATATATACTAGTCTTCTTTGTAATCTTTAGTTGCTTTAGTTAGAAATTTATCTATCACATCAATTTTTTTTGAGTGCTTTTCTATTGCTACATATAAAGTTGCTACTGTTGATTCTAGTATTTTAAACCTTTCTTTAGTTGTGTATTTTTTATTTTTCATAAATCTTTAATATTGTTTAACTGATTGTTTTTTATTTCTAAAGTAGGTGCTTTTAATTTAAACGTAGACCCATCTGTTCTTTGTCTTGTTTGACCTTTTATAAATAACTCTCCTTTAGATTTTAATTCTTCTTTAGTAACCCAACCACATATAGTGAGTTTGTTAGTTTTTTTATTTAAAGAACAAAATACATATCCATCACATTCATAATCTAATTGATAACAAATAAAATTGTTTACATAATAATCTTTTGGGTCTACGTTTCTACCCATTGTCTTTACATCAAATTTTTTACCTTTATAAACAAAATCATATCCACCATCAAAACCATTAGAATAATTATGCTCTATGTTTAAATGTCTTTTAACTAAAATCTCTCCTAATAAACCTACAAATTGTTCTTCTTTATTTCCATTTGCTTTTGACCTATTACCGATATTGTTTTCTTTTAAAAAACTCCAAACTTCTTTTTTTAATTCGCTATCAACGTCTAATATCATAATTCCATTAGTTCATTGATTACTGTATGCCCACCTAATACTACTGCACAAGCAATGGCTGGTTTTTTTCCTCTCTTTGCATATGCCATAGCATAAGAACTCGCATCTATTCCACATCCTACTTGTGAGCCAAAGACTTTAAAGTTTTGACCTACATACCACTCGGTGTAACATTGAGTATGTAAATGCCCTTGTATTGTACTTTGCATATCTGCTCTACATTTAGTTCTTGCAGTTCCAGCTTCTCCGTGTATATATTGAACTCCATCAATTACAACTCTATCAACAAAATTCCATTCTGGAGTTTCTAATACATCTTTGTATGCTTTAATCCATTTTTTTGGGATAGAACTTGTTTGACTTTTTCTCATTATAAGCCTATCGTGGTTTCCGATTGTTACATCAGCTTTAGGAAATACTTCATACCATTTTGCTATTTTTTTAATAGCTAAATCAAGTTCTGTTTTACCTGTATATTCAGCATTTATATCAACTTCGTGAAAAGAAGCGTAATGATTATCAATCACATCTCCAATAAACACAACTCTGTTACAATTGTACTTTGCATAAGTTTCTTGACAATGTTCTAAATAACCATCTAAACAAAATGGCTCGTGTAAGTCTCCTATAATAAGCACTCTTGTTTCTTTCTTGGTTATGTTCTCGTAAGCTATTTTTTTATTTCCGTTAATGCGTGGTCTAATTTCCATAAGTTTTATATAAAGAGTTTAATTCATTAGTTATATTTCTTATACAACTCCCACAAGATGTCATTACTTTTTTTTCATTAAATACTCTGTTGTATATTTCTAGTAATTTCTTTTGTTCTTCTGGGTTTACTCTTGTTCTATTTTTTTCAAACCAATATTGTAAATAATAATATTCAGTTTCTGATAGACACTTTGGTCTTTTATACCTAAATGCTTTATTTAAAGCTATTTGTCTTTCTTGACAGCCACAGTCTTCTCCAGCTATAAATTTTACAGCTTTCTCTATTCCAGTAGCTTTAGTAATCTTGGCAATGGTGTCTCCTAATCCTTTAGATTGTTTGTCGTAATTTGCTTTCCATTCTTTGTACTCTTTAGTACGTTTGTCTTTTGGTGGTTTCATATTAAATTATAATCTTGGTTTTTAAAATCTTCGTAGTCTTCACTAAACTTATCTCTTATTTTGTCTTTGCCTTTTTTTAGTGTGTGAAATATATTAACAGGACTTATTTTAGTTTCACTTGATAAACCTCTAATGCTTAAATCTGTATCTCTATATAATTCATAAATACTTTTATCATACCAATGCCACTCATCTAACTCGTTATCCATCTTTTGACATAATCTCCAAAACGCTTCTTCTTTTTTTATTTCATCAGTAGCTGTAAACTTGTGCATATCTTTTTCTGGAATCTCGTTAAAGTCTTTGTCTTTGTAAAATTCTTCTATTTGTATTTTATGTACTTTGTTTTTCAATTTAATATAGTTTATAAATACACTTCTAATTGTGAAATACATATAAGCTTTGGAATATTTACCATTGCTATATACTTTTTTGTTGTCTGCATATTTAATAATCTTCAAATAGCTTTCTTGTACTATGTCTTCTGCATAGTCCTTCGCACCTAGATTTTTTGCTATTTGTACCCACTCTTTATGATTTTTACCTAATGCTACTAAAAATTCTGTCATACTAAAAACTTACACCTTTTAAGGGATTATATAAATCTCCAACTATCTCTGGTAGACCTATGTCATTAACTTTAAAGCTAAATGTTTCAAAAGCATATCCTCTGCTACGTTTACATTTAACTGTTATCCAATCCTTGTTTACTGTGTTTGTTTCTAATTGTATTTGTGTTTCTGTTTTCTTTTCTAAAAAACTTCCTAAATGTCCAGTTGGTTTATCTGTTCCAAAATTACTATGTATTACAGTAATAATATGACAATTAAACTTCTGCGACCATTCCATTAGTTTTTGTGCTATGTGGTTGCTTTGTTCTAAATTATTTACATCTGCTACTAAATCAGCTATTCCATCAATAACTACTAATCCTACCTTACCTTCTTCTATTTTTTCTTTTAAATAGTATTCTATAAATTCTACTCTTTGTTTAAATCCTACTGTTCTTAAACCAAAAGTGTGATAGCAACCCAAGTCTTGTTCTTGGTTCATATCTACAACTCTACGGAATACTCTTTGAGCGTGAAACTTTCCTTGCTCTGTGTCAAAGTGTATAAGACATTTATCGTTTCTGTGTCCTCTTAACTTTCCACCGAATTTGTTTTTGTTTCCTAAATATACAGAAGCTAATAAACTAATAAAGAAAGTCTTTTTAGTTTTAGGAGGTGCTTGTACAAAACTAAAGTTGCCATACGTTCCAATCGGAATTGGTAAGGTCTTTAAGCCTTTTAGTGTCTGTATAGTTGTTACTCCCATAGATATTGCTACTGGTGGATATTCTACTATGTCATTAGTATTTATTACACACTCTTCTTCCAAGAGTTGCATAAACATTTTCTGTTCTTCGGTCATAAAAAAAGGAGGGCTTTTACACCCTCCCAAATATTAAAATGGTAAATCTACATTGTTGTCGTTGTCTTGTGGTTGAGCTTCTTGCTGTGCTTTAGTGGACTTGCCATCAGTCCAAACTACTTTGCCATTTCCAATGTATTGCTTTGGCTTTTTAGCTTCTCTTTCTTCTTTTGTTTGTGAATCAAAGGCTGATACGTTTTGACCGAATTGATTAGTATCATCGTTTACACTTATTGTAAAGTTATAGTAAACTCCTTTTTTTCCTTTTACAAATTTTTCTTTAGGTAGATTCTCTACGTTAATGTTTAAATTGATTAGTGATGCCATTGTTATTTATTTAAGTTTATTAATTTATCTTTATTTACTTTTTTAAAATCATCTGATTCGTCTTCTCCAAATACTCCTAACTCATAAAAACCAGTTAGCTTAAGTACTGCTCTTGATAAAGCTCTTTTCTCTGCCATTTCAGCAACATACCAAGTTTGACAATTACCTTTTCTTGTAGATTTAATATCATCTACAAGTAATTCTATATTTTTGCCATCTTCATTTTTTTCAAATATTTTTTTCTTTATTATTTCTTGGTCAGTTGTTGTTACTAATGCAGAGCCAAATGTTTCTATAGTTGTGTTTGGTTTTGTACTAATATAAGCATTTGCTTTAAATACTGCAAAGTTAGTTTCACACTTTATAACTTCATAGGTTATAGTAATATTTTCTTTTGCTTGTATCTTTTCAATACCTTTTCTAGTTATAATAACATAGTGTTGATGTTTATATACATCGTCTTTTGTTAGTTCGTACTTGTTGTACAAGTCTAATAGTTTTTCTCTGTTCATTTTGTTTTATTTTATTATTTCTTTTACATTATTTTTAAACTCGTAAAAGTCTAAAGTTTGTTTTCTTATTTCTTGTTTAATGTTACTGTTGTTTAATCTTAATTCTCTGTTCTCTATGTGCATTGAGTTTATATAAAAATACATTTCACTTAATGCTTTCATATATTTATCAGCTTCTTTAGGTTTAGTTTTGTTAAACTCTAACAGTAAGTTAGCTAATAGTTCATAGTTAGTATGAAAGTTAATCTCTTGTAAAGTCATTTAGTACTTCTTTTTTTACTATATCTTTATATGATTCTGGACAACTGTCATCACATAATTCAAATATAAATGTTTCTAAATTAGTTATTCTTTTATTTGCTCTACATAGTTCTTTTTGTAATGCATCTATTTGCATATTTTTAAAAGTGTATAAGTCTTTTACTGTTTCGTGTATAGGTTCGTTTTTCATA